GCAACTGGTGGTGGTTGTATAGCATTAAGTACTCCTTACGGTACTGGTAATTGGTTTCACCAAACATGGACAAGAGCAGAATCATCAGAAAACGAATTTTTACCTATAAAATTACCATGGTATGTGCATCCTGAAAGGGATGAAACTTGGAGAAAAAGACAAGATGAATTATTAGGTGATCCTAGAATGGCAGCTCAAGAGTGTGATTGTGATTTTTCTACTTCTGGTGATATTGTATTCTACCCTGAATATATAGAGTATTATGAAAAATCTTATATTAAAGAACCATTAGAAAGAAGAGGTGCAGACCAAAATTTATGGGTTTGGGAATCTGCGGATTATTCAAGATCTTATATGGTTGTAGCTGATGTTGCTAGAGGAGATGGAAAAGATTATTCTGCATTTCATGTAATTGACATTGAAAATAATGTACAAGTAGCTGAATATAAAGGACAAATTGGAACAAAAGAATATGGACATTTATTAGTAGGTATAGCTACTGAATATAATGAAGCTTTACTTGTAATTGAAAACGCTAATATTGGGTGGGCAACTATCCAAGCAGCTATAGATAGAAATTATAATAATCTATATTACTCACCTAAAAATGATTCTAATGTAGATTCATATTTTGATAAGTATATGGATACCTCTAGAATGACAGCTGGGTTTACAATGTCATCTAGAACTAGACCTATGGTAGTAGGTAAATTTCAAGAATATATTTCTGATAAAGGAGTAACATTTCAATCTAAAAGGTTAATAGAGGAAATGAAAACTTTTATTTGGAGAAATGGTAGACCTGAGGCACAATCAGGATACAATGATGATTTAGTTATGGCGTTTGGAATTGCTATGTATATTAGAGATACTGCTTTAAAATACAAACAACGAGGAATCGATTTAACTAGACAAGCCCTAAATAATATAACAGTAAACAGAACAACACATCAAGGGGCATATTTTTCAAAGGGAGCTGATAATCCTTATCATGTAAAAACAGAACATGGTAAAGAAGATATTAGTTGGCTTTTTAAATAATATTTATAACAATAATTATATACCTAAATGGCGAATAAAAGCATTTTTTCAAGACTACAAAGATTATTTTCAACTGATGTTATCATTAGAAATGTAGGAGGAAACCAAGTAAAAGTAATGGATAGTAGCACTATCCAATCTACAGGAGAAATTGAAACTAATTCTTTAATAGATAGATATAATAGAATATATACTAACAGTTCTACTTCTTTATATGGGTCTCAATTTAATTTTAATTACCAATATCTTAGACCTCAATTATACTCAGAATACGATGTAATGGATCAGGATGCAATTATTGCTTCTGCTTTAGACATTATAGCTGATGAATCTTCTCTTAAAAATGATATGGGGGAAGTATTATCTATTAGATCTGCAAATGAAGACATACAGAAAATACTATATAACCTATTTTATGATGTATTAAATATTGAATTTAATTTATGGTCATGGACTAGACAAATGTGTAAGTATGGTGATTTTTTCCTAAAACTAGAAATTGCAGAAAAATATGGAGTATATAATGTTATACCTTATACAGCATTTCACATAAGTAGAGAAGAAGGATTTAACCCAGAAAACCCAGCAGATATAAGATATAGATACTCTCCAGATGGGATAGTAAACAGTAATTCAGGAATGTATAGAGTACCAGGTCAAGACCCAAATAACTCTCCTGGTGTATATTTTGACAATTATGAAATGGCTCATTTTAGGTTAATTGCAGATGTTAATTATTTACCTTATGGACGTTCTTATATTGAGCCTGCTAGAAAATTATTTAAACAATATACATTAATGGAAGACGCGATGTTAATTCATAGAATTGCTCGTGCTCCTGAAAAACGTATTTTTTATATGAATGTTGGTTCTATTCCTCCAAATGAAGTAGATGCATTTATGCAAAAAACTATTTCCAATATGAAACGTACTCCACATATGGATGAAAAAACAGGGGAATATAATTTAAAGTATAACATGCAAAATATGCTTGAAGACTTTTATATTCCAATCCGTGGAAACGATACTACAACTAAAATAGATACAACACCAGGATTACAGTACGATGGTATACAAGATGTAGAATATTTAAGAGAAAAATTATTTGCCGCACTTAAAATACCTAAAGCATTTTTAGGGTATGAAAAGGACTTAGAAGGAAAAGCTACTTTAGCTGCTGAAGATATTAGGTTTGCTCGTACTATAGAAAGATTACAAAGAATAATGGTATCTGAGTTAAATAAAATTGCATTAGTACATTTATACACTCAAGGCTACACAGACGAATCTTTAACAAATTTTGAAATTTCATTAAATTCCCCTTCAATTATATTTGAACAAGAGAGAATGGAATTATTAAAATCTAAAGCTGAATTAGCTGCATCTTTACAGGAGCAAAAATTAATCCCAACAGATTGGATTTATGATAATATATTTAATTTTAGTGAAGATCAGTATGACGAGTATAGAGATTTAATAAGAGAGGATGCTAAACGTAAATTTAGAATAGAACAAATTGAAGCAGAAGGTAATGATCCGGTTGAAACAGGTAAGTCTTATGGTACCCCTCATGATTTAGCTTCATTATATGGTAAAGGAAGAATGTATTCAGATCCAGGTAATGTACCTGCGGGATATGGAGATGATTTAGATTTAGGAAGACCTAAAGATTCTATAACTAAAATAGGAACTCAGGATTCTAATTTTGGGAAAGATCGTTTAGGAGTGAAAAGAATGAAAGATACTGATAAAAATGATTCATCAAATAGTAGAACAGATACAAATAAAAGTGGATTAGCTTTAGAATCTGCTAAAACGGCATATATGAAGAATAAAGATATGTTTAAAAAAATTAATAAGAAACAACTAGTATTTGAAAATAATAAAACCAATAGTAAACTATTAGATGAATCCCAGTTAAAGGAATAAAACTTTTTACATATTTATAAATAAATATATTTTTTAATGAAAATAAAACATTCTAAGTATAAAAATACCGGAATTCTTTTTGAATTACTGGTACGCCAAATTACGGCAGATACTTTAAAAGGAGGAAACTCTCCAGCTATCAATATATTAAAAGAATACTTTATAAAAACTTCTTTAGGTCGTGAATATAAATTATATGAATCTATTTTAAAATCTAAAGTTTTAAATGAGGGAAGAGCTAACATGGTAGTTACTACTATTTTGGAATCATCCCAAAAGTTTAATCGTTCTACTTTAAAAAAACAAAAATACAATCTAATCAATGAAATTAAAAAACATTATGATTTAGATGTTTTCTTTGGTTCAAAAATTATAGACTATAAAGAATTAGCAGCTTTGTATACTTTAATTGAAGGATACAATATAAAAGATTCTGTAGATGCTGAACAACTAATTAGTAGTAAAATTACTTTATTAGAACATTTAACCAAAAAAGAAGTAAAAGCTAAAAATATTAAAGAAGATATTTTAAAAGAATTCTCAACTTATGATAAAGATTTAAGAATTCTTACTTATAAAGTAATATTAGAAAAATTTAACAATAAATACCAGGATTTATCTTCTGAACAAAAACAAGTGCTTAAAGAATTTATTAATTCTGTTGATTCAACTCCGGGATTAAGAAGTTTTTATAATACTAAAATTCAAGAATTAAAGTCTATTTTAATTAAAGAATCTAAAAATATTAAAGATAAAGTTATTCAAATTAAGATAACTGAAGTAATTAAATATTTAGTTGAATTAGATAAAACAGCTAAAGTTGATAATAATAACTTAGTTGACTTGTTACAATATTATGAACTTATAAAAGAAATTAAATTATCAAATGGGGTCCAAGTATAAACTTAAAGAAGTAGAAAGAAAAGTTGGAGATGTTAAAGTTGTAGATGGAACAAAATCTGTTGTAACTAAAATAAACCCTGACACTGGGTCCGTTACTTGGGATATAACCACCGTTCCTGCTCTTGATTCTACTTATAAAGAATTTGATGAATTAAGAAAATATATTACTAAATTATCTCGTGATACTAAAGATAATATAATTGATGGTATTGCAGATGATGTTAAAGAATTATTTAATCAATATAGAACTCACCTTAGAAAAAATTATTCTGAAGCATATAAAAAAATTATTAGAGAAGATAATATAGAAGAAAGAGTTTCTTTTGATGATATATTAGATTTAAGAGCTGATAAAGCAGATTTAGAAGATAGAATTTCACAATTATATAGAGATATGGAGCAAGAAGCTGAACCAGAAGGTGGGCCAATTGCAGACAGATATGGTAATGAATTAGAAAAATTAGAAGCTAAATTATACAGAGTTAGTAAACAAATCAATGACTATGATATGAATGAATCTACTAACCCAAATGATAAGGGAAACAGCATACCAGGTATATTTGCTTATTTAGATTTAATTAGAAGAGCTGGGAAGGATTTTATGGATAAAGAATACATAATGGCCGAATTTGGTCTTGACTCAGGAGAAGCTAGGAGTGTATTAGGTAAATACGCATCACAATTAGATGAAACATCAACATCAGGGGGGGCAGGAGCCTATTTAAC